ATATAATAATTCTTCAAAGACAGGATTGTTACCATCAACTGTTTGTGGTCTACAACTACCATCAACATGTGTTACTTCTTTTAATCTATCATCTTTTACATTACAAGAATATAACATGTGTGGACTATCTTCTATATCAAAATATATATGTGCCTTATCTTTAAGTACGGACGCACCAAATGGTCTATAATCTTCTCTTTGTTTTATTTCGTTTACTCTTTGTTTTGCACCTATACATGGCGTCATTAAGATTGACCTGTTACCTAATGCTCTAGGTCCTACTTCGCCATGTCCTTGATACCAACCTAATACTTTACCTTGTGCTAACAATTCAGCACTTTGTTTTATTGTTGATGAACTCGCTGTAGTTTCTGGTGCCTCATCTGATTGCCAATAAGGGAAACCTGAGTTGTCAAAGTGTTCTAAATTATGTTTTTTTCTTAAATACTCAACTGCACCTAAAGATAATCCTTCATCATTAGCATGAGGTGGTATTGATAAGTTTTTATAATACTTACCTAGTTGTTCATTAAAACATATGTTTTGTGCCACACCACCTGAAAAAGATATCTTATCATCTGGATTAGCATACAATTTAAAATACTTTACAATCACACTTTCTAACCACATATGTAAATTAGCAAACCATTCTACCTTTGTATTCTCTGCCACATACCTAGAACCTTTATGTTCAATCCATCTATTAAAATTAAATATTTCTTGTACATTAACAAAGTGTATATTATTTAAAGAATGGCAAAACGGTATATCTTTTTCATACCAACTTTTCAATGCCATAAGTTTACCTGCAAAGTCTATATCATTACCTTTCATGCCAATATTAGCACCAAACTCACCAAACTTCATACCTAGACTATTCATTTCATCTAAGTTCCACTCTACATGTTTTCTTTTATGTTTTAAAATTGTATGATGTACTTTATAGTCACCATAACCATCTAATATAAAATCTGTTGTATTTTCATCCGTATTAGATATCGGCCAAACGCTCAATGCGTGTGCCATATGGTGGTCTATTTTTTCTATTTTACATTTAAGACCTAACTGTACTAAACTATGTACCTTCTCTATGTTTTCTTCATCAACTACAATAGCTGCGTCATCTATTTGTGATAAGTCAATACCTTTTTCAGTAAGATAATCTTTTAATTTCTCAAATGGCAAATGATGATGTTTAACACCATAGTGTCTTTCTGTTTTATGATATTGTACCTTAGTGCCATCTGTAATTGTAATATTACTATCGTGGTCACATAATCTAATGCCTAGTAATTTCATCTTATTACATTCTCATATTGTTTTAATAGTTCAGGATACTTATCGCCATGATAAACATACTGTACATCTTTAAATTTTTCTATACACTCTAAAAATTCTTTAGTGACACCTTTGCGTTGATTTATTCTATCAGAATAATTAGGTGTTCCTTTATATATGTTATTTACATAAGTTGTATCTGCTTTATCAAAATCAAAACCATACATGTTCACAGTACCACCAAAAGACTTTGCTCTCATACTTGCATATGTAAGTGCCGCTGAACCACAATCTGTATAATCATTTGTACCTAACAAATCTTTCCATAATGACATTGTACCATATGCCTCGTTATAATGACCTTGACCAAACCATCTAGTTTGTATAATTACTTTTCTATCTTTCCAACATTGACTATCAAGTATTTCCATTTGAATAGGTTTATCTTTATTGAATAGATAGTCTGTATAGTAATCTCTATAAATGGCATTACAACCATAGGTCGTGCCATCTAGTTCGTTAATCTTTAATTCTTTTCTACTTTCGCCATTTCCAATAACATTATGTATCATAATTTACTTCTTTTAAACATTATATCATGTCTCCACATAAAAGTCAACAGCAAATATAGTGGATATATCAATGGTATGTTTATTGTTCTCTTTCCTCTTACTAGTATCATATGTCCTATCCATGGATATCCGTGTTTGTAAGAAAACCCTACGCAACCTTTAATCATTAAACCCTATTTCAAACCCTATTGTAATACCATAATTATCTGTATCAAATTCATATGCAGGTGAGATAAACAATCCGTTGTTTGTGTATCGTATCATAGGTACAATATCACCACCACTATAACCTGTTACTAGACCTAACTCTAAGTTATTATATTTCTTACCTATGTAAGCACTTAGTTTGTCCTCACTATTATAATAAACACCAGTTATGGTATTGTCTATATCACAACGAGCATGTGGGTGTATATTATTATAATCGTTTGCAAGTCCAATGTGCATAGAAATCGCCAGAGATAGAGCAATACAACTACCAACCATATTCATCATCCGGGTTCATGTTAACATCTTTCTTAATTCTAGTTTCATCTTTGTTGGATTAAACTTTATAAAAGGTTGATACTTCTTCATTCTTCTTTTAATTGTAGGATATACATAAGTCTCATCTATATCTCTATCAAACTGTCTTGTATAGTTTAGCATTGTTTCTAATATACATAATGTTTCTAATGTAATCTTTTTTGCCAAATACATTTTAAGTAAAGGTGGGTGTTGACCACGATAACATTTAAATATCTTATCAAAGTTACCATCTGTCTTCTTCAATAGTTTTTCCATATCTAACTTAAAGTAATATGTTAAACCATCTATTCTTTTTCGCCACTCTAAATAATTATCTTCGCTAAAATCTTTGATATAATCTGTTTTGTTGCCTATGAAGTTAGCAACAAAATAATCAACAATATCGTTGCCATACTTTCTGGCTGCCTTGACAAAGAAATATCTGTCATTACGCTTAATAAATGTTTCATACTTTGCTTTAGTTTCTCCTCCATACTTAAAAAAATCAAACTCATCTTTTGAAAAATGTAACTTGATTGCTAAGTATTTTTTATATATGTTGTATCCGTCTCTCATTTGATATTTAACTTTATGTTACCTGCAACTGTAATTGTTTCTTCGTCATTACTTCTTACAAAATGTTCTAAGTAACTAGGAAAGATTATGATTTGACCTGCTTTACATTTAGGTTCATGTTGATGATTGAATATACATTCCATTTTATCATCTTTATCATATCCATATTTTTCTAATAATAGTTGTTGTATTGGGTGTACAAATACAGTTTTACTTTCAGTTACCTGTTCATAGATAATAAAAGAAAAACTATGTTTTACATGTGCATGTTTCTCCTGAAAGTCACCTGGTTTATATTTATTTCTCCACATCTGTGTCAATGATATTTCAAATGGGTCTTGTATAAACTCATTTAAATTTTTTACTATAGTGTCTAGTAAATACTTTACTTCTTCTTGTTTAAGTGTATTGGTTTCTCCATGTGATGATATCGTATTGGATTCCCATTGTGCCTTAAAACTTTCAGATAATAAATTAACTTTACTTAAATCAATATCATCAATAAAGATAGGTGTTGAAAAAATATTATACACTAATAGTCGCTAATATAGTTTGTGGGTCTGACCTAGTGTATGGGTCAGCGTCTGCTGATTGATGATTGTATCCTGGTTCTTGGTAAAATCTAGTCACCATACCATCTTCTACAAGAGCAGAATATCTCCAACTTCTCATACCAAAACCTTGTGCCGGTTTACTTACTAACATACCCATGTTGCTTGTAAAAGTACCACAACCGTCTGGTATCATTTTTACTTTCTTAATACCTAGGTCTCTTGCCCAAGCATTCATTACAAAAGCGTCATTTACTGATACACAATAAACTTCATCTACTTGTGCGTGTTTAAATTTATCATACATTTCCTCATATGCCGGTAACTGTTCACTTGAACAAGTTGGTGTAAATGCACCAGGTAGACTAAACAATACTACCTTTTTACCTGCAAATAGTTCATCTGTAGTAACATCTTTCCATGTACCACCTATAAAAGTACAACCACCTTTTTCATCGCTGTCGCCTTCTCTAAATTTAAATGTGTGAGGTTTTATTTTCCATGTTTCCATAATTTATCCTTATACTGGCAATGTTGCTGTCTTTGGTAAGAAATTCAAATTTTCAGCATTTGCCTTTATTTTTTCTTTTAAGTTTCTGTTAATTAAATGTGTCACTTCATCTGGTTCAATCTGTTTCTCAGTACAATAATCTAATACAGCTTCCATGTGACTTATTCTTTTCTTACTTGCTCGTTTTTCTATTACTAATGCAAATTGTTTAGGTGTCATTATATATCTGTCCTTACAATATGTTTTCTTAATTCTTTAACAAAAAATTCTATCTTGTCAATGTATTCAA